CTCGTAGACTACGCTAATCAATGTGGACTTATTCCATTCATGGTGGAAATGTCCGCATCAGACGAGCGCAAAGGAAGAGCTGGCAGCAGACGCTGGTTCTGGAGTAAAGACCAAAACGTAACACCAAAACCTCAACACATTCCACCCGACCACATGCCTATATTGGTTGACGTAGACTACTACGTTGTTATGCATGAATTCAGTAACACTGTCGCAACACCAATCGCCATGTATACTATGTGTCCATCTTCCGTAACAGGAGATAGAAACGACACATGCTTTACATTTGATTCGGACAACAACATCCTATCAACTGTTACTGGAGGAACAACGTATAAACACCAATTGTGGAATTACAACAATGACATCTTAACAACAACCAGATCAATCTTTGGATACCCGTATAGCACTACTCATTATCACATCGAACGTCGTCGAGTAGATGATGACCACCAATTAGTCATACTCGTACCATTTGCAAGATATACTGGTTTAGCATGTTTGGTTTCAAAATTTACATCTTATGACACTCAACTTACGAGATTAACACCATATCAAAATGGTTATATCTCCATGAAAGTTCATACACCTGAAGGACTCAAAATTAGTATTGGCCGACCTAGTCAATATTCGTCCGTCACACTACCCATAAGATCTTTTGAAGCAATAACAAGCATGCAATCTTGTCATAAAACTCCAATCACTTTGCCAGCCATTGAAACTATCATTGGCCCATCACCCAAAACCCCAGAAGAGATTCAAAAACGAAGAGAAGATGCACAAATTCTCATGAACTATATAGCTACTGACAAACCACTTGTCAGCACGTACGTAGTACCTCCCCGCGATGCTTGCCACAACTACCATTTTGGCAGCTTCGACTCAACGGCCAAGGACTCCGGACAAGCTTTCATGTCACCATTTCTCGATGAATCTTACTGGCCACAACATTGCAAAGGAAACGAACAAGCTGGAGTGACCACACGTGTGGAAAAACCTAAGAACGACATTACACCCGACCAATTCACTATTGGACTCATGGACGAATTCCTTAAGTTTTTAATTCCAACCCCACACATAGGAGCACCTACTGACCACGATACAGTTGAAGAACGCCAAAACAGACCCTCCCAACGAGTGCATCTAAGAATGGCCAACATGTTATTGTGGGCAGCGAATGTAGTTAAATCATTTGTGAAACGTGAATCCGCTGCGAAAATTGCCGATCCACGTATAATTTCCACCGTTAACCCTTTAGAGAAATTGGAATATAGTCGCTATTCCTATAGTATTTCCGACCATGTCAAACAATTCAAGTGGTATGC